TAATATAGAAAGTATTGAAAGCCGATCTAAAAAGTATAAACACGATTTTTATATTGATAGTACAGGTTTTAAAAGATTACTTATTTCAAAGTTAGGTGCTAAATGGAAATCTTATTCAAAGTATTTGCCTATGAATGAAGCGATTGCATTCCCTACACCCGATACAGATGAATATGCACCTTATACATTAGCCAAAGCAATGTCTTCAGGTTGGTTGTGGCGAATACCTACACAAGGTCGTTGGGGAAATGGATATGTTTTTGATAATAGATATATTAATGCTGAACAAGCTAAAAAAGAATGTGAGAAGTATCTAGGACATAAAATAGAAGTAGGTAAAAATATAAAGTTTGAAGCTGGAGCTTTAGATCGAGCTTGGATAAGTAACTGTGTGGCAACAGGTTTAAGTTCAAGTTTTATAGAACCTTTGGAAGCCTCGTCAATAGGAACATCAATTCAACAAGCATTTATGTTAATTCATTTTATTATTAATTATAAGGAAACTGATATTGAATTGTATAATACACGATTTAAATGTATAATAGAAAATATAAGAGATTTTGTTTTGTTACATTATCTAACAGGTAAAAAAGATAGTAAGTTTTGGAAAGAGTTTAAACCTAATCTACCTGAATCACTAAAAAAAAATTTACAAAAGTGGAAACATAGACTACCCATTGAAGAAGATTTTCCTGGTGGATATCAACTATTTAATCAACCCAATTTTGCTATTCTTTTAAAAGAGTTAAATTTAGTTGATAAAAAGTCAATTAAGAAAGAATATGATAGTTTATCAGATGATTTTAAAAAATATACAAAGAATAGAATAAAAAAATATAACGAGTTTTATAAAGATACAAATACTTTAGGACATAAACAATTTCTACAATCATTTTATTATAAATAGTCTTAACAACAATTACTTGAATGGTCTTCTCTAATAAGATATAAGAACATTCATATATAATAAAAAATAACTATGGCACATTTTGCAAAAATATCAGAAACAAATGAAGTTCTACAAGTATTAACATTAAACAATGTCGACATGCATAACGCTGACGGTGTTGAAGATGAAACAGTTGGACAACAATATTTAGAGACACATAATAATTGGCCTTCACATTTATGGATTCAAACATCTTACAATACATTTGGTGGAACACATTCATCTGGTGATAACTCAAAAGCATTTAGAGGAAACTATGCAAGTATAGGTTATACTTGGGATGTAAATAATCAAATTTTTTGGAATAAAAAACTTTATGCATCTTGGGTAAAACATTTTGCATCAGCTTCTTGGAAATCACCTATTGGTGATGCTCCAGAATTAACAGCTGAACAAATTTCACAAAACGAAACAACTACTCATTCTTGGGGTTACTCTTGGGATGAAGCTAGTATAACTTGGGACTTGACAGACGCTTTAGCATAAATTAAAAATGGTGGTGGTATGCAAAAGAAAGTATTAAACGAACAAGCTTTATATTATGGTGATGTCAATATGCCAAAGCATTGGGAAATTGATAGCAATGATTTAGCTCATCATATTTTACACTCTAATTTAAAAAGTAATGAGTTACAATTTTCAAGAACTTGGGATGTGCTAAATACTTATATGAAAGACTTTATTGGTCTTGAACATGGTATAAGTTTAGTTAACAAATTAACTTGGGGAAATATCTATAAACCCAATGAGACAACAATTCCTTTATTAAATATTGATCCGGTGGATCTACGTAACTCTCCAGACTTTACTATGCTTTACGGAGTTAAAGTTAAAGATTGTTTTGTTCGAATTCACTTTGATGATAATAGACGTAAGGGAAGAAGTTGGAATATAGAACTTAAAAACAATATGTTTATTATGTTTCCATCGACGAATATGTATTACATAACTAATAATCAGAAAGATAGTTTGAATTTTGTACAGACTATAACCTATGAATATATCTAATTACTATTGGTATTTTAAATCAGCCATACCTGCAAAAATCTGTGATGACATTGTAAAATATGGATTAACAAAAACAGAAACTATGGCAAGAACAGGTGGCTATGACGATAAAGAATTAACAAAAGATCAAATTAGAGATATGAAAATGAAAAGAAATTCTGATCTAGTTTGGTTAAATGATACTTGGATTTATAAAGAATTACATCCTTATATACACAAAGCTAATAAGTTTGCTGGTTGGAATTATGAATGGGATAGAAGTGAGTCTTGTCAATTTACAAAATACAAACTTAATCAATACTATGATTGGCACTGTGATTCTTGGGATAAACCTTATGAAAAAGAAGGACCTGACAATGGTAAAATTCGAAAACTATCTATGACGTGTCAGTTAACCGATGGTTCAGAATATGAAGGTGGAGAACTAGAGTTTGATTTTAGAAACTACGCTCCCCATATGCGAGAAGAAGCTAAACATTTGGAACAAGCAAAAGAAATTTTACCTAAAGGGTCTATAATTGTTTTTCCATCATTTGTATGGCATAGAGTTAAACCTGTAACGAAAGGAACAAGATATTCATTGGTGATGTGGAACCTGGGATATCCATTTAAATAATATGAATGTAAATAATTACTTCAATACTACAATTTGGTCAGAACAAAAACCAGAGTTTATAAAATCTTTAACTAAAGCTTCTAACAAATACATTAAAGCTGCTAAAAATTTTCCAGAAGCTAAAGCACATATAAAAAAGTTTGGTGACTTTGGAAGAAGTTACCACTCTGCACCACTTACAACTGATAATAATTTTAGAGATTTTAGAGATTATATAGGTCTAAAGTCTTGGGAATATTTAGATCATCAAGGTTATGATATGTCAGAATACACTACTATGTTTAGTGAGATGTGGGTACAAGAGTTTGCTAAAAAAGGAGGAGGACATCATTCAGCACACGTGCATTGGAACCAACACGTATCAGGATTTTATTTTTTAAAGGCAAGTGAAAAAACATCAATGCCAATATTTCACGAGCCACGTACTGGAGCAAGGTCAACTAAATTAAAAATGAAAACTAATATAAAGGAAATTCTTAATGGAAATGAACTGATTCATTTTAAACCTCAACCAGGAACATTAATTATATTTCCAGGTTTTTTAGAACATGAGTTTTCAATGGACTTTGGTATTGAGCCTTTTAGATTTATACATTGGAATATTCAAGCGTTACCAAAAGGAATAGTTAAAGATGTCGTTTAAAAAAAATAAATATATAATTATAAAACAAGCTATTAATAAAGATTTAGCTTTATTCTTGTACAATTATTTTCATATGAAGAGACAGGTATTAAATACCTGTCTTAATGCAAGGTTTATATCTCCGTATGAAACATTACTAGGTGAGTACGAAGGAGCTGACAGTCAGATTCCACATACCTATTCAAACTATTCTGATATAGCTATGGAAACTTTAATGTTAAAATGCCAACCTATTATGGAAAAGGCTACTGGATTAAAATTATATCCAGCTTATACTTTTGCAAGAATTTATAAAAAAGGTGATAGACTTAAAAGACACAAAGATAGATTTAGTTGTGAAATATCTACCACTATGAATTTGGGTGGCGATGATTGGGCTATTTATTTAGAGCCATCAGGGGAAATTGGCAAAAAAGGTATTAAAGTAGATTTAAAACCAGGTGACATGTTAGTCTATTCTGGTTGTGAACTAGAGCATTGGCGAGAAAAATTTAAAGGCAAAGACTGTGCTCAAGTATTTCTTCATTATAACAATCGTAAAACTCCAGGGTCTAAAGATAATATGTTTGACAAGCGTTCACATTTAGGTCTTCCTTCTTGGTTTAAACGATGATATATACCTTATAATGAAGGCAGTAATCCACCATACCTACTGCCTTCTTTATAGGGATTTTATATGTTACAAAAACTAGGATTTTTACCAGGATTCAATAAACAAGTTACATCTACAGGAGCCGAGTCTCAATGGACTGGTGGGGAAAACGTACGTTTTAGATATGGTACACCTGAGAAGATAGGGGGTTGGAGTCAACTAGGTGAGTCAAAACTTACTGGCGCTGCTAGAGGTTTACATCACATGGTTAATAAACAGGGTATTAAATATGCTGTTATTGGAACTAATAGAATTTTATATGCATACTCAGGAGAGGTATTTTATGACATACACCCTTTAGTTAATCCATTAGGCACAGCTATTACCAGTGCATTTAGCACGACTAATGGTCAACCAATAGTTACTATTACTTTTGGAGGTAGTCACAGTTTTCAAGAAGGAGATATAATTTTATTTGGAGATGTCTCAACTTTTACTACAATAACTAATTCTAATTTTGGAGCAATAGATTTTGCAGATAAAAAATTTATGGTAACAAGTGTACCAAACGCAACAAGTATAACTATTACAATGCCCTCTAATGAAACAGGATCGGGTGCTACTACTTCTGGAGGTATTACTTTCTTTCAATATTTTCACGTAGGTCCGGCAGAACAAGTTGGTGTTTTTGGTTATGGTATATCACAATACGGTGGAACAGTAACTGCACCTCAAACAACAACACTTAACGGAGCATTGTCTGCTAACTCAGCAGGAACAGGTGGAACTGGAACTAGTATTGTTTTAACCTCTGTATTAAATTTTCCAACAACGGGAACTAATTTTATACAAGTAGGTACCGAAGAGATTTCTTATACGGGAGTTACCACAGCAACAAATACTTTAACAGGGATAACTAGAAATGTTAGAGGCACAACTAATGCTCTTCATAATACAGGAGCTACAGTTACAAATCATAGTAGTTTTTCTGGTTGGGGTCAATCATCAGCTGATACGGATACAGTTGCTGAACCGGGTTTATGGTCCTTGGATAATTTAGGTAGTACTCTTATTGCTTTAATATTTAATGGTGAGTGTTTTGAATGGAATTCTGATTTAAATAACGCGACAACAACAAGAGCTACTATTATTGCAGGAGCACCGACAGCGTCACGTGATATGTTAGTATCGACTCCGGATAGACACTTAGTATTCTTTGGCACTGAAACTACGATTGGAGATAAGACAACACAAGATGATATGTTTATCAGATTCTCTTCTCAAGAAAATATAAATGACTACACACCTACAGCAATCAATAGTGCGGGTACACAAAGACTGGCCGCTGGATCACGGATCATTGGTGCAACGCTTGGTAGAAATGCAATTTATGTTTGGAGTGACACTTCTTTATTTACTATGAGATTTGTTGGAACTCCTTTTACATTTGCTTACGAACAAGTTGGAACTAACTGTGGATTAATTGGTAAAAATGCAGCGGTAGAAGTAGATGGTGCTGCTTATTGGATGTCTGACAATGGATTTTTTAGATACACCGGTAAACTAGAATCAATGGATTGTCTTGTTGAAGATTTTGTTTATGATAATCTTAACACTACATCTAATCAATTTATTTATTGTGGTATTAATAACTTGTTTGGTGAGATTACTTGGTTCTATCCAACAGCTGATTCTAATGTTAATACTAGGTCGGTTACATATAGTTATTTAGATTCAACAGCAAAGCGGCCTATATGGTTTACTAACGCTAGTGCTTTATTTACCAGAACAACATGGCAAGATTCTGCTGTGTTTGGTCTGCCTCATGCCACACAATATGATGCAGGTACTGATACTTCTTTTGATGTAACTGGTAATACAGATGGTATTTCATATTACTACGAACATGAAACAGGTTTAAATCAAATAAGACTAGGAGCAACAACTGCTATCCCAGCTAACATCACATCTGGTGATTATGATATTACACAAAAAGTTGTAAGAGGTTCTGCTACCAATATGGCTGACCTTAGAGGAGATGGAGAAAATATTATGAGGGTTAGTAGAATTATTCCAGATTTTATTAATCAAAATGGAAATA